ACGCATCTACCTCGGCCAGCAATGCAAGCACCAGCGCAAGCAATGCTTCCAGCTCTGCCTCTGCCGCAAGCACAAGCGCCAGCAATGCAGCCACAGCACAGACTGCAGCCGAGGCGGCAAGAGACTCAGCCTTGGCCGCATACGATAACTTTGATGATCGCTACCTTGGAGCTAAATCAAGCAACCCAACTGTAGACAATGATGGCAATACACTACTTGCTGGCGCTTTGTACTTCAACACCGTGGTGCCAGAGATGCGCTTATGGACAGGCTCTGCGTGGGTAGCTGCTTATGTGTCTGGCGCAGGGCTTCTATCTGCCGCAAATAACCTGTCTGATGTTGCTAACACCGGTACAGCTAGAACAAACCTTGGCCTTGCAATTGGCACAAACGTACAGGCATGGGACGCTGATCTAGATACATGGGCAACTAAGACTGCTCCATCTGGCACTGTTGTTGGTACAACTGATACGCAGACGCTAACAAACAAGACGTTGACGACTCCTAACATATCTAGCATCGGTAACACTGGTACTCTGACCCTACCAACATCGACAGATACATTGGTAGGTCGTGCGACAACTGATACGCTGACCAACAAGACCCTGACCAATCCAACGGTGACAAACTATGTGGAGTCGGTGGTTGCCATTGGTAACTCAGGAACTTCACAAACTCTGTCGCTGACCAACGGCACGGTGCAGACTGTCACGATGACAGGCAACTGTACGTTCACCATGCCCACAGCCACCGCAGGCAAGTCATTTATTCTGATTGTCAGCACAGGTGCAGGTGGCTTTACAGGCACATTTACAAGCGTTAAATGGCCTAGTAACACAGCACCCACATTGACCGCCACAGCAAGCCGTTGGGACATCCTGACATTTGTTGCAGATGGTACAAACTGGTACGGTAACTCAGCACAGGCTTACGCATAATGTTTGCATCTAAAGACATATTTTTAAAGTCAAGCGGTGGTGGCTATCAAATCAGCCGTAGTGTGCGTTTGCGTTCGAGTGCAAGTGCTTATTTGAATCGGACTCCTGCAAGCGCATCAAATAGAAAAACTTTTACCTTTAGTGCATGGTTAAAAAGAGGCCAACTAGGTTCTTCTGAATATAGTATTTTTACTGGTTACACAGACGCAAACAATAGATGGTTAGTTCGTTTTGAATCAGACACATTTCGTATTTTTTGGAATGTAGCTGGAACTTCAAATGAACTAATTACAAGTGCAATTTTTCGTGACCCATCTGCTTGGTATCATTTTGTTGTTGCAGTAGATACAACTCAGGCAACAAACACAAACAGAATAAAAGTATATGTAAATGGAGTTGAGCAAACTCTTACTGGCACATACATTCCGCAAAATACTGATACGCAATGGAATAACAATGTAGTTCAGCAAATTGGTAGAAAAGATACAGGTGGTGGATTCTTTGACGGATATATAACCGAAATAAATAGCATTGACGGACAAGCCCTAACACCATCATCCTTTGGCGAAACCAACGCTGTCACAGGCGTATGGCAACCTAAAGCCTACTCAGGCACATACGGCACTAACGGCTTTGAATTGAACTTTAGCGACAACTCAGCCGCTACTGCCGCAGCCATTGGCAAGGACTACTCAGGCAACGGCAACAACTGGACACCCAACAACATCAGCGTGACTGCTGGTACAACATATGACTCCATGCTGGATGTGCCGACTCTGTACGCTGATGGCGGTAATGGGCGTGGCAACTATGCGGTATTAAATCCATTGTCATTAGGTAGCACAGTAACTCTGTCTAACGGCAATTTGACTATGACAGAGGTAGGAACTTATGCAACTACTGTTTCGTCTATTGGTGTAACTTCAGGCAAATGGTATGCCGAAATGACTGTTGGTTCAAATACTTATGCGGGGACTTGTGGCGTTGCAAGACTTGGGTATTCTCCAACATCACGGCTTGGATTTCAGGCAAACACTTGGGCTTACAACAGCGATGGTGGCTTGTACTACAACAGTACCCAACTTACTCCAACACAAGCAACATTTACAACAGGTGATGTGATTGGTATTGAACTTGATGTTGATAATTTAACAATTAAATTTTACAAAAACAACACATTACAAACTCAGTTTTATACAGCCGCAAATTCGGGGTTGACTGCTGGTGAATTTTACTTTGCAACAGGTCATATCAACAGCACATCAAATTGGAACTTTGGTCAACGCCCATTCAGCTACACACCACCTACAGGCTTTGTTGCACTAAACACGCAAAACCTACCAACGCCTACTATCAGCAATGGTGCGACTGTGATGGCGGCTACGCTGTATACGGGTACAGGGGCGACACAATCCATCAGCAACTCAGCCAATGGTGTTTCATTCCAGCCTGATTTTGTTTGGGTAAAAAAGAGAAGTGGGGCAGAGCAACACGAATTACAAGATTCTGTTCGTGGGGCTACTAAACGACTTGCGTCAAACTTAACGGATGCAGAGACAACAGTTGCAGGTTCAATTTCTTCATTCAATTCAAATGGGTTTACTGTTGTAAATGCTGGTTCAACAAATGAAAATGGTTTTACCTATGTAGGCTGGCAATGGAATGCTGGCGGCTCAACAGTAACCAACACCAGTGGGTCAATCTCAGCACAGGTAAGAGCAAATGCCACCGCTGGCTTTAGCGTGGTGACATATACAGGTACAGGTGCGGCGGCAACCGTTGGGCATGGACTTGGTGTTGCACCTCGCATGATTATTGTTAAAGGAAGAAGTACAGCGGGTGACCCTTGGGCTGTTTACCATGCGTCATTAGCAAACACACAATACTTGTATTTAAATACTACGGCGGCTGTTGCAACTGGAGTTAATTTATGGAATAGCACCACGCCAACATCATCCGTTTTTAGCGTCGGTGCATCGCAAGATACAAACAGAAGTGCTGGCACTTTAGTTGCCTACTGCTTTGCCGCAGTAGCTGGCTATTCAGCATTTGGTAGCTACACAGGCAACGGAAGTGCTGATGGGCCTTTTGTGTTCACAGGGTTTAGACCAAGATTTGTGATGATTAGAAATCCTGCGATTGCCGCCAATTGGCTAATGTTTGATTCAAGTCGAGACACATACAACCCAGAAGTTTTATTCTTTTTTGCAAACACAAGTGACGCTGAACAAAATAGCTCAGGTTCGGTGGCGCTTGATTTTGTTTCAAACGGCTTCAAAATTAGACAAACTAGTGGCAATATTAATGGCAGCGGTAATTCACTTATTTACATGGCCTTTGCCGAAAACCCATTCAAACTTTCTCTTGCGAGGTAACTCATGTTTTTACTCAACGGCAACCCACTCCAACTTGATACACCATTTACCATTGATGGAACGTCATACCCTGCCAACTGGTTACGCTTAACAAGCATTGCAGAGAAGAACGCTGTTGGCATCACAGAGGTGGCAGACACTCAAGTCACATACGATGACCGCTTCTACTGGGGTGTAGACAATCCCAAGCTGTTGAACGACAGAGAAGAGTCTGACGAGGATGGCAACCCTTTGTATGTGCAAGTCTATGACTCTACTGTGGGCGAGCATGGCGGCATGGTTAACACCACAGAGCGTTTGGTCACCAAAGGACTGAAGTCACAATGGACTGCCACAGTTAAAGACACCGCAAACAAACTGCTTGCCCAAACCGATTGGATGGTGATTCGCAAGGTTGAGCGTAGCGTAGACATTCCTGCATCCACTGTGACTTACAGGGCGGCGGTGATTACTGAATGCACAAGGCTAGTAACTGCCATTGCTGGCGCTGCTGATGTGCCTGCTTTGATCGCTGTGGTAACTGCACAAGGATGGCCAGCATGACACCAACAGAAGCTCGACTGGATACGCACGAACAGGTCTGCGAGTTCCGCTATGACAGTATCAACGCTCGACTCAAGCGCATTGAGCAGATCTTGATCGGCTCATGTGCAGCCATCATTGGCATGCTGTTGACGTTGGTGCTGAAGCTGTGATGCACCATGCCGCTCACCATTGCACTGGCCGCTGTAGCCTTGGTGAAAAACATCCGAGAGGGGTGCGAGCTTTACAAGCAGGCAAAGGATTCTTATCTGGAAATAAAGGAAACCTATGACGAAGTTGCTGGAATTGCTCAAGAGGTACATGGGTTCCTTGGCCCAATCATTGCATTTTTCAAGGGAAAAAGTAAACCTGCGAAGCCGCCTCCTGTGGCTGCACGCTCAAAGAATAACTCTAAGTACGTTGCTGTTGATGAGACAAAAATCAAAGCAGATATCGTCAAACATATCAGCGAGTTTTTCACGCTTCAAGAAAAATTAGCGGCCAAGATCCGACTTGAGGAGGAGCAGAGCAAGGCAGTCTACGACCCAGATCAGAACCACAACATTGCTGCTATGAACCGCGTGCTGGCGCTGCAGCAGATGTCTGAGCTTGAGGTAGAGATCCGAGAGATCATGGTGTACCAGACACCCGGCATGGGTGCCTTGTACAGCGAGGTCTTCAAGATGAGAGAAGTCATCGCAGAGGAACAGGAAAAAGCAAGACTGAAACAAGAGGCAAAGAAACGGCAAGAGGCATGGCAACTACGGCAAGAAGAGAGAAACGTGCAAGCCAAGCTGGCCGCAGCAGTAGTGACTATCCTATTCCTCCTCTACCTGTGGCTGTGGCTCCTCCTGATAAGTCGCTGGGGGAAGACATGATCGGGTGGATCGCAGCTTGTATTTTTGCAGGGCTGATGCTCCCGCTGATAGCCATGCTGTACCTCGACACGCTAGAGACAAAGAACGAAGCGAAAGTGGCGTTGGAAAAACTTGAGAAACTTAGACGGCAAGTGGAACAGCAACAAAGGAAGGGGAAAGAGAATGACTAAGACATTGGAAAAAGGATCAAACTACGCAGCGTTTGACACTGACGGCGACGGCGTTGTCACCGACGACGAGCTAGCCAAATCTGAGCGGATGATGCAGATCGAAAACATGGACAAGCTGGCCGATCAGCAGCGTGTCATGGCATGGGTGGCCATGGGCCTGCCGTTCTTGATCATCATGTTCTTGTGTCTGCCGTACATCACTGACTCGCGGGTGCAGCTGATCATGGGCTTGGCCACAACCTTTGCAGCTGCGATGGGCACCATCGTGGTCGCATTCATGGCCGCCACTGCATACATCCGAGGCAAGATGAACGATGCTTAAGATGGCCATTGCTGCTGTCATGCTGGCTGCAGCCTTTGCGTCTGGCTTTGCTGTGCAGGGCTGGCGCAAGGATGCGCAGATCGCAGAGATCGAAGCTGCCAACTCGGCTGCTGTGGCTGCTGCCACCGCGCAGGCCATGGAAGAAACCACCCAGATGCAAAGGAAAAAAGATGACGCACTACGACTCGCGGCCAAGCGTGCTCAAGAGAATGCTTCCGCTGCTGCTGCTGCTCGCGCTGAGCGTGACGGGCTGCGCAACCAGATCAACGCCGCCACCACCGCTTTGCCCACAGCTACCTGCTCCTCCGCAAGAGACTACGCCGCCACCGCCACAGCCGTATTCGAACAATGTGCTGCAGCTCTTGAAGAGCTGGCGACAAAAGCTGATGGACACGCCACTGATTCAAGAACCCTGACCAATGCGTGGCCAAGCATTGAAAGAAAACCATGACAATTTTCATTCCTGTTTTGTACATATGCTTGGGCTTGCAGTGTGAATTTTTTCAATCGGAAATCTACTACATTGAAGAACAAAAATGTTCTCAAGAGATAGACAAAAGGAAGGCCGAATCGAAGGCCACAAAGATCGAAGGCATTTGTGTTGATATAAAACTTGAAAGGATCAAAGATGCAGCTGACAAAAAACTTCACACTTAGAGAGCTCACCAAGTCAGAGACTGCGGTGCGCCATGACGTTGACAACCAGCCAAATGAAGAGCAGATCGAATCGCTGCGCTTGCTTTGCGAAAAGATCTTGCAGCCAGTGCGTGACCACTATGGCAAACCAGTGCGGATCAATAGTGCGTTTCGCTGTGCAGAATTGAACCGGCTCACGGGTGGATCTGCAACCTCAGATCATTGCAAGGGCCAAGCAGTTGACTTTGAAATTGATGGCGTGTCGAATGATGAGCTGGCGCGCTGGGTGCAAGAGAATCTTGAATTCAGCCAATTGATCCTTGAATTTTTTCAACCCGGAATACCTGATTCGGGGTGGGTGCATGCCTCTTATAACCCACAGGCCCTAAAGGCTCAAGTGTTGACGGCCACCAAGGTGGCAGGCAAGACAACTTACCTGCCGGGCTTGGTAGCTTAACCCTGCGATGCACCCAGTGCTTTGATGCGCTGGGTGTAGCTGGCCGTGTGCCGGATCCGCTTGACCATGTCAATGCGTGCGATGGTTTCTTCGTTGACTACGCGCAGTTCCTTCAACGCGGTCATGCGCTCACGGGCTGGCCGCTTGCCAGCTCTCGCTGTCTTGTCGGCCAGATCTTCGTAGGCATCTTGCCACTCATCCAAGCTCTCATGTATTGAGAAGGCTTCCTTCTTGCCGGGCACCATCAAGGCATAACCAAATCGTGCCACGGTATCAGCAGGCTGCAGCTCTTCAGCTTCAACTGTCACCAGCTCTGGCTCAACCGTGTCGGCAAACGCTGCCTCAATGATGACTGGATCGCTGGTGGCCGCGGGTATGGCCACGGGCTCCGGCTTGGCCACCAGATCCAACGGGTTGGCTGGCTTGGCCACAGGCTGGGGCTTGGACTCATCAGGATAGTCCTGTGCTTCCTCGGCACTGATCAAGCCCTTGAGCACATCGGGGAAGGCATCGCGCAGCGCAAAGCCGCGAGCTCTCATCTGCATCATGCGCTTGGGGTATGCCGACCATGGGCCCTGCTTGCCCCACAGGCCAGCTCGCTTGGCATCTTCAACGCTGAACTTGGCAACAACCGGCTTGCGATTTTTTCGCTTGGCAATGCAAACAGCCACTGGGTTGGGCGTGCCTTCGTTCTCAAAGAACTCTTCAACGTCTTCGCAGACTGCGCTGGCCTGCACCAGCGCCATCATCGCGTCGCCGTAGACTGATGGCTTGCCGTTGATTACCGCAATGTTCTGCAGCGCCTGCATGGGTGCCAGACCCATCTCATAGCCCCACTGCACGCAGACCAGAATGTCTTGGGGCTTGCCTTGGTAGGCCTTGGGCACCATGCTGGAGCTGGCCAGCATGTCGCTGAATTGGATGGCCTCGGTGAGGGTGGCCGGAGCAAAGCCCCGGTTAGTGGTGGTTAGTTCCATTTGGATCTCTCTCGGTTAAGTAGGTTTGCATGGTGGTGAAAATCAGGTGGGCCATGGCCTCGACAAAGGCCTCGGCTTGTGGCTCGGTGCAGCCGGTGGCATTGAGCATGGCCACAACGGCCTTCTCATATGATTCCTTGAGGGGGGTCTTATCTGGCAGGTTCACGGCTTGACCTTTCTGTTTGTACTGCTGTATCAATCTTGTCTGCTAACTTTCTAAGTTCTATTGATATCAATTTAAGACCATCAGAAAAAGAGCCATCTTCAATGCAGCTCTCTATATCGCCTTCAAGACACTCATACAAACTTGTTTCAAAAACTGGCCCATCCTCATATAAATGTATGTACATAGTCAAAGGATCAGTAACAGGAGGGCCCAAATGGCCATCAGAATCAGACCAAATAATTGGAAAACTTACATAAGTTAAATCTTCTTGAATAGCGCTTTCAAAAACTTCTTTAACTGCATTACGAAGTCCTGTGTCAAGCACATGAGTAAGGTTATCAATTGATGGCAAATTCCATTCTGAGAAATCTATCTCTCCATATTTATGTTTCATTGAGCCACCTCTTTTATTGTGAGCGTGGACTGGCGCACAGAGTAGGCTTCCTTGGCCGGCACCAAGCGCTCGGCTGCCGCCTTGTAATTACGCATGGGCCAGTTGATTACAAAGCGGCCAGCTCGGCCACGCTCGGCCTGCCCCATCAGCTCCTTGATCTGCTTCTCAGCGTTGTCGATTGAAGCTTCGGCTTCTCTGACCACTGACTTGGCAGCCAGCAGCTGCTCAGCCAAGCGCTCGGCTTGCATGTCAAGGGATATCTCTTCTTTGGCCACGGCCTGCGGGTACATGCGATCCATCTCCTTGCTTGTCTCAGGCGGGTACCAGTCGATGGCGCCGCTGTCTCGGTAGGTCTGCAGCTTGTGCTCAAAGGCCAGCACAGCTTTGATGATCGCTTTTTGTGTTTCGCTATGCGGGGCGAACAGGAACACGCGCAGCTCAATGCCTTGGTAAAGCACGCAGACCGCGCCCCACTTGTGGCCGGTGATCAGCATCTGGCCTTGCAGCTGGATGGGGCCACGCGCAAGGTGGGGCACATCTTCGGGCATCATCTTGGTGAGCTTGGCTTCCAGCACGCCGGGCCCGTTGAGAATGATTGAGTCTTGGCCAACCACATACAGGCCCTTGTCGGGGTCGGTGAAGATCTCTTGGCCAAGCCCAAAGCCAATGCCATCCAGCGAGCACGACAGGGCCACAGCGTTGTGTGTGTAGGCCTGCCCGATCTGGGTGTCGTAGTCGGTGAGCCCCAAGCGCTTGGCTGATTCGATCAGGATGACTGGCTCCAATGTATTGCCCCAGCCCATGGCTTCGTTGCCAATGTCGGGGCGTTCTTTGCCATCAATGGCGTTGATGCTGAACTGCAGCTCATCATTGGGGGTGCTGTACTTGCTGAAGCCCATGAGGCCGGGTAAGCGCGATGCGCTCATTGCTTTGTCGTCGGTCAGTTTGCCTGCCATTTTTTACTCCTGTAGTTGATAAACGCGCACCACTCTGGCATGCGCTTGGGGGTGATTGGCCTCAACAAGGCCAACCTTGACGAACTGCTTTGTGCGGAAGACCGCGCCCAAAACAGATGGGTGAAGGTGCGCGGGGATCTGGATCCGCTCACGCACATCATTGATGCTGACGCTGCCATGCTGGCGGCAGACCTCGGCTGCGACCGCCCGGCACTGGGCCAAGAAGTCGGCATCGCGCTGCTCAAACAGGTCGAGCTGCGAATCTCGGATGATCTGGCCAACCTTCATACGAAGATGATCACAACCAGCCCGATGGCTGCAACCACATACAAGACCATGTCGGCAGCCGCGGCTGCTCTGGTTTCAAGCGGGTGTGCTGAGGGAAGCAGGGCACGCTGCAGGCGCAGCATGTCGGGGTCTGATTCTGGGGTCAGGGGAAGCTCATAGCATGAGCCGATGATCACTTTGCCGGTGTTGAATTTTTTAGCCGTGTTAGCCATATTAGCCATGGTTTACTCCTTAGATGCGTTTGAGAAGGTTGGACACCTGTGAGGCGTTCCAGTTGGTGTTGCCGCGTGGTGTGGCCACGCCGCGTGCTTGCAGGGCTGCTGCGATATCGCGCATGGTATCTGCGCCAGACTTGGCGATGATGTCGCGCACGATGGGGCCAACGCGCTCAGCGTACTTGTCTGCCTTGGCTTGGATCTTGGCCACGCCGATGGCTGAGCCGATCTCTGGTGTGGGGCAGCCGAGGGTGCGGCCCTGTGCCTTGACCTGCGCCAGCGCTGCCTTGGTGCGCTCGCTGATCTTGCGTGCTTCCCACTCAGCAAAGACGGCCATCATCTGCAAAAAGGTGCGGTCGGCTTCGGGCATGTCGGCGCAGACGAAGGGCACGCCGGACTCAAGCAGGCCAGAGATGAAGTGCACGTTACGGGCAAGGCGGTCGAGCTTGGCGATGACCAGCATGGACTTGGTGCGCTTGGCGGTGGCCAGAGCTGCAGCCAGCTGCTCGCGGTCGTTCTTGCGGCCAGACTCGACCTCGGTGAACTCGGCCACCAGCTCGGCGGTGCCGATGTGTTTGGCCACAGCTGCACGCTGGGCATCAAGGCCGAGGCCGGACTGACCTTGGCGGTCGGTTGAAACGCGATAGTAGGCGACAAACTTAGTGGTCATGTTGAACTCCTTTGCGCTTTATCTGCGCGTTGAACATGAACGTATGTTAGCACAGTTTGTATATCGCTTTGGAAGTACCTAAACCAAGTATTTTCTAGGGAGTTTCCCTAATACAACACATTGAGCTGGGCAGGCGGTATCAGGTAGATATACACTCAGCGCCCATGAAACCTAAACTCAAACCTTTTCTCATGCGTTTGCACCCATCAACGCGAGAGCTGCTTGACAAGGCGGCTGTTGACCAAGGGCGCAGCGTGTCATCCTTGATCGACCAGTGTGTGCGCGAGCAGCTGCAGCCCCGCTACGGTGAGCTCCAGCCCCGGCTGCAGCGGTTCCTCTCCGGGGTGCGCCAGCCATGACACCACAGGAAGCACACAAGTTGTTGGACAGGGTCAGAGATGGCCAGCTGGTGCCGCCGTACCTGATTGAGCTGGCGCTGGTGGCCACGGGCGACAAGCCTGCGGAGCTTGGGCCATGAATGAAACCATCCTGACACTGGACTTGGGCACCACCACCGGCTGGGCATGCAGGCCAATGGATGGCTCCATTGTGCATGGCTGGGCCAGCTTCAAGCCCGGCAGGTATGAGGGCGGCGGCATGCGCTATCTGCGCTTCAAGCAGTGGCTCTCCGAGCTCAAGGGCACGGTGGGTGGCGAGCTGCAGGCCGTGTACTTTGAAGAGGTGCGCAGGCATGCCAGCACCGACAGCGCCCATGTCTACGGTGGCTTGATGGCCACGCTGACCAGCTGGTGCGAGCACCACAAGATACCTTACCAAGGCGTGCCGGTAGGCACAATCAAGAAGCATGCGACTGGCAAGGGCAACGCTGGCAAGCAAGACATGGTCGAGGCTATGCAGCTGCGTGGCCACCCAGTCACTGACGACAACGAGGCCGACGCGCTGGCGCTTTTACATTGGGCATTGGAGGTGCAATCATGTTGATGACTATTTTCTGGGCTATTGCGTTGATGCTGCTGGGCTCGCTGCTGACCCTTGTGGTGCTGTGGCTGATGCTGATCTTCTTGGAGAAAAAGTGATGCATGTCAGCTATGTCAAACTGTTCCGCGATGACGAAGGCACCGTGCGGGACACACAAGAAGCCAACGGCGAGATCCGCAACTTCCAGCACCAGATTGAGCTGCTCAAGCACGCGCTTGAGCGCGAGATGAACACGGTGGCCGACCTGCGCGAGCTGCTTGACTCGGTCAGGCGCATTGCCTACGAACTAAACGAAGAGATATTGAAGGACACCCATGCCAAGACCGAAGAGTGAGATTACAGGCAAGCAGATCAGCATCGCTGTGCGGGTCACGGCCAGCCAGAAGGAAGTATTCAAGCAGTTGGGCGGGGCCAAGTGGCTGCGCAAGCAGCTGTCAGAAGAGATGGAGCGGCGCTGGCAGGCACAGAACGCAGGGCTTGGCAAGAGGATCATCAACCGTGTCTTTGGCAGATGAGCTGGCCTGCCCACAATGCGGCAGGGTTCACCCAGATGCCAAGCTCATCACGCTGCCAGACGGCGCCAAGGTGGGCAGCTACAGCGAAGCCTACCGCGCATACACCGAGGCCAAGTGGGTGCTTGATAAGCTGCCTGTCACGGTCAACCGCAGGCGCAAGTCAACACCGCAGATCAGCAGGCGGGACTACATCTTGGCAGTACAGGACAGGCGTGGCCAAGAGTCAGCCAATGAGCTGGCGCTCATGGTCACCAAGTTATGGAAGGCATCTAAATGACTAAGTTACATCACATGAAAACCAAGACGCTGGAGGAGCGTAGAGCAATCGCCCGGAAAAGCTTTGCTACTCGCATACGAAACAGGGAAACCGACCAGCACATCAGAAGAAACGCAGCTCTTTTTGGAGACTTATTTGCCCAAATTAACTATCTGGAGAAGAACTTTGAGGTTCTCCAAAGGATGGAGATGTACAGCAAGATCGCTATGTCTTTGTCCAACAAGTCTTTGCCAACAGATCAAGAGATCACTGACAAGCAGGCATCACTTAACTTGGAGCCGGTATTCAAGTGAACGCGATGACTGAACCAGTCCACTTCAACATGCCCAAGCGGCCAAGGATCAAGGAGCAGGCACCCTTGCCAGACCAGCGCAAGATCGCTGTCATCCCGATCCGAGCATGCACAGACAAGCAGCTAACACCCGGCATGATCAGGTCATTCCTACTGATCTGCAGCTACATGAACAGGTCAGGCATCACTTGGGTTGGCCAAAAGACCATGGCAGACAAGCTCGGCATCAGCCAGCAAGCCATCAGCAAACACCTTGTCAAGCTGACCAAGGCAGGCTACCTTGAAGTACTCAAGAAGCCCATGCCCGGCGCAAGGCACACCACATGGCGTGTCATCTTCGACCCAACCATCAGCGCAGAGGACGCAGTCAGCATAACCAGCGCCATCGAAGACACAAGGCCACCCTACATGAAGGAGCAGCAAGCAATGGAAGCAGACAAACCAGATCCAGAGGGCCAACGCAGAGTCGCCCAAGCAATCAGCAAAGTACTCAAGCAACCAATCAAGAGGTATAAAACCATGCCCAAAGCAAACGAAACAGTCACAGTCAGGAACATGAAAGAAGCCATCCAAAAGGCACAAGCCAAGGGAGCACAGGCACAACCCCCAGAGGTTGTACAACAAGACAGCAAACAGGCACAACCAGCGCCTGTGGATAACTCTGCCCAGATACAACCTAAAGGGGTTTATGGCACAACCTCTGAGGGTTGTATAAAACAAAGGAACAAGACAACATGTGAAGAAGTTAACTTAAAAGAAGAAGACAACATGTCTGTTCTGCACAACCAAGATGTTCAGCAACTTGTCAGCGACGGCATGTCTGCACAGCAGATCAGGGACGCGCTCGACACCCTGCTGCCGCTGTACCAAGCCGAGGGCATCAAGCCCAGCAGCCGTGTCCTGATGGCAGGGATCCGGCAGTTGCAGGCAGATGCCCGATGACTGGATGCCCCGCCAAGCCACGGCAGCAGGCCTTGCTGGCACGATCAATGGCAGGCTGGTACGCAGGTAGCCCGTCAGCTGGTCAGAGCCTTGTAGGCCTTGTAATCCCATGGGTACAACCAGCATACCAGCGTATGCATTTTGTACAGGCTCAGCACATCAAGGGGTGTCTGGCTGCTGGCGGCAGGCAGGCATGCGTGTTTGCTGGTGGCCAGCGGCAGGCAGGGCGTGGCCAGCCGTGTGCGCAAATCGATACCCTTGCCCCCCTGCCCCTTCGTACTGCGTGTGGGGGTCATCCCGAAATTTTCCCCAGTTTTTCAACGACAATGATGTAAAGGACTTTTATGACAAACGACAACGAGATTAAGCCTAGTGAGGGCAAGGCGTGGAAGAACGCTGAGAAGACTGAGGCGTGGCATGGTGACTACAAGGGCACGTTTGTGATGCCTGATGGCACGAAGCACTTCCTTGATGTCTACGTCAACAAGAAGCCTGACGGCGCGGTTTGGTTCAAGCTCAAGGTGGGCAAGGCCAAGATAAGCAACTCTGGTGCTGGGTCTGTTGCGCCTGTGTTTGCTGCTGCTCCCCAGCCGCAGCCAAAGGCTGTGGTGCCAGACAATGACGACGATATACCGTTCTGATGGCAAGGACTAGGACTAAGTCAAGCGTGATCCCTCCCTTGACCAACTGGGGCGGGGTGAGGTCTGTGCAGCGCAGGCTGGATCGCAGCACGACGCTGGTGGCCAACAAGGAGGCTGTGGCTTATGCGTTGCTGAGCATGGCCAACACCAAGCTGACTGACATCATGTCTTGGGATGAGGCTGGCAATGTGACTGTCAAGCGGTCTAGCGATATACCAGAGCACGCGCTGCATGCGATCAAGAGCATCAAGGTCAACAGCAAG